ATTTTCTAGCACTTTTTCTATTAATTTTACTATATCTGCCCTTCTTGCTTTAGTGCCATCATCTAATGTGTACCAAGCAATACCATCTGCTATCATTCTACTTCCCCTTTTTTGTGTATTTTGTAAGTGTGTTCATTCATAATCTGATAGTTTATTTTACTATCATTGGGTATAAACGTAATGCTGTAGTTGTAACCGTCTATCTTAAAATAATCAGTTTGAATCTTTGGTGTTTTGTCTTTTTTTGTCATGTGGACAATATCCTTTTAATTCCATATCGTTGTGACACCACCATTTTTTTAAATGCCATATTCGTGCTTTTTGTAAACAAATATGGCATTTAGGTTGGTAAACTTTAATCTTCGTCATCTAATCCAGAAGTCATTAATTTATCTGGATAAATAGGCGTTGCTTTTTCTTCTGCAATAATTTCATCGTAAATTTTTTCTTCTTCATCTAAATACCATTTTTGTTTACAACATTCTTCTTTGCATTGTTTAGCCCATGCTAAGCGTTCTGATTTAATAGCATTTTTAAGCCCTCTTCTATCAAGATATTTTCTTTGACTACCTTTGCAATATCCTATAGTTTCTTCTTGAGTTTGCTTTGCTTTTATTACATCAAATGTTTCTATACCACCTTTTTTATAATAATCTGGGTTTATTGCATCACTCATTTTTTAAACTCCTTAATTAAAGGTTCATCTCTAATATCAAAACATTCTTCTTTAGTTTTCACAAAAACATAACTGTTTGGTGTTGCTGATTTAAACAGTTTATCTTTTTTACACTCATAATTGTGTTTATCGGTATTCATATAAACATAACCATAAAAACACATGCTTAATATTACTACAGTATAGCTACCTATTGCAATAATACATCTCATACAAATCACTACCTCCTTCTCATACATTGTTCTATAAGAACTTGTACTCGTTTAAATTATAATTCAGTCTAATCTCAAAGAAAGGAGAAAAGACTATGTGGACTACACCATCAGCTACTGAAATGCGTTTTGGTTTTGAAGTTACAATGTACGTTTGTAACAAGTAAAGAAATGGGCATCCTAAGATGCCCTTTTTAATTCATACTCAGCAAAACTGCAAGGCTCATCATAACGATTAATCCTTGTTACCCTTTTAGTGTTTATATCATAACCTTTATTACGAAGTCTAAACACTACATCACTTAATCTATAAATACCTAAATCAGTTAAAGCCTCGATTGGATTTATTTTAAGATACTTTTGTAAGTAATCTAAAAGTCGTTTTTCTTGGTTAGTAAGTTCCATATACCCTCCTTAGTTAAAATTAAAACGCCAAATCATCTTCAAAATCATCAAGACTTGGCGGAGCTTGTCTTGTATCTGCTGGCGTAGCTTCACGCTTAGGTTGTATTTGACCAGACATATATTTATTACCTGTTTTGCTTTCACGAATCCATGCAGACATTCGCATTTCCTCGCCATTAACAGTAATTGTTCCTGTATAGTCAGGTCGTTTTTCATTACCTTGTTTGTCGTTCTTAAACAAAGCAAAAGTGTTGTTGTTATCATATTCAGCCATATTAGCTCCTTATCTAGTTAAATAAATGTAGTTCTTTTTGCTATTAAAGTTATAAATTTTTTCAATCATTTCTATGTTAGTGTCCATCTTTAAATGATTTTGTAACATACTAGAACAATAATTAAGTTTATTTAAAAATACTTTGTGGTCGTATTGTGGCATATTAAATAACCTTAATAAAGCCCTAGTAAACCCTTTAGATTTGTAATAACTAAAATATGGTTTTATTTTAACAATATCATTTGCTCGTTGATGTGCTAAATCTAAATCTTTAATTTTAAACTTTCCTAACTTAAAATCTTCATGGTAATCTCTGTTCCAAGATGTTTTTCCTGCTAACAAACATTGGCATGTTTCTTCTAAAAGATTGTATTCATCCATAAATTCTCTTATTTTTATATAATCTTTATATCCAAGATCACAAAATTTATTAAGAAAATCTCGACCTGCCCATCTTTTAGAGAATGTATTTAATCTTTCAACATCACTTAATTCTGAATTAGGAATTATATGGTAATACACAGGTAATTTTAATTCTTTACAAGATTCAATTCTGTGTTGACCGTCAATAACTTCTAAATTACTATTAACTAATATTGGTTGTGGTATATATTTCTCTTTCATTGATTTAACAAGTCTTTTCACATGGTTTAGATTAACTTCTCTATTGCCACGCATTTTGTTAAACATATCATAATCATAAGTTTTTAATATTTCTCCTAACTCTGATTTTTTCTTTGTAAGGCTAGAAACTACAGCCTCATAAGTTTTTTTATTAAACTCCATGTTTCACTCCTTCATATTTAGGTTTACGTTTCCACCTAGGTGGTTCTTTATCGTCTTTAATATACTGAATCATCTCTAATCCATAAGGTATATACCAATCGATAAATTCTTTATCATACTGCACTAACTCTGTGTGCATTGCATCTGGTGTCCATACTACAAAATGACACGCAATAGCATTGCAACAAAACATTTGAAGCTGCATTTGCATCCAATAGCGTTCAGGTATGCCATCATACAGTTTTTGCGTATAAGGACATTTGATCTCTACAGGAATACCATTTAAATAAGCATCAGGACTAGCACCAAAAGGTAACTCGTCATGCACAACAAGATGATTCCCAGAATGACAAATATCATCCATATAAATTTCAAATTCATGGAGTGCTCTACTTTCATTATCCAAACCCCATTGAGTTTGAATATTTCCTTCAAACGGTGGTTCTCGTAACGTCTTTTCTCGCCATAGTTTTTGTCGTTCATACAAACTACTCCATATTTGTGAGGCAGTAATAATATTATGCCTACGGTTATCTTTAAGATGTTCTGAGGTCATTAACGTAATCCCTTAGTTTTTCTTTAGCCATAGGTGTCATACTATGAAAGAACTGCTTTAGATGACCCTTTTCATGTGCCTTTTCAAGTTGTGTTTTTAATGCTTGTAAATCATCGTCAGATATTTTTTCTGTGTTTTCTTGTCGATTATCTTGTGTGTCAGCATCTTTTGTATCATCAATTAAAAACAAACCATTTAAAGCATACTTACGAGCATAACTACTAGAGCTGCCCCATGATTGACTTATGTCCATACCTTTTTTAGCAATAGCAACACCTGCTTGTGCTTTTACAGACACAAAATGCTCGCCATTAGATAATGTTGCTGTAGCCTCTACATAAGGTATGCCACATACTTCTTTTGTTTCATCTGATAATGTTAGAGAGCAGTTAGCCAATAAAGGCTTAACTGCTTCTAATATATCTTCACAACTACGATACTTATAATTACCAAATGTGTTTTTTTGGTTTTTTGGTACTTTTAATGCTTCTCTAATTTGTATTAATTCTTTCATTGTTTATTCCCCAATATAACTTCATCTATAAATGCACCTACAAACAATACACCTGCAAATGCTGTAACCATAATTAAACAGTAAACTGCGTTTTCTACATAGATTTCCATATTAATCTCCTTTGTAATTTGGTTCTGGTAAATCTTCAAATCGTTTTAATGCAAGAATAGTGGCTACGGTTTCTGCGTAGCCTTCTTCATTCTTATTGGTTTACGATAATCTTAGATAAGTCATAAGGTGCTGTTTTTGCTTTCCACCTCTTATGTGATTTTTCGTAAACCTCTATATATGCTCTTGTGTTGTTTGAGTTACGCACAAACTTAACTATTTTAAAAGGCTGTTTCCAACCCGAACCAAAATTTCTTTCATAAATTTTGTTTATTTGAAATTCCATAATTTTTTCCTCCATAAATTGTTCTATTAAATTTTCTAATAATAATTCATTATTGATATTACTCATAACGCCTCCTTCCAATAGTCATAAGTTTCGTATGGGTTTTCTTCTAATGTTTCTTGTATCTTGCTAATAATTTTATGTTCTTCTTGATCGCTTAAATTAAACTCGACCAAATCATAATTATCATCAATATATTCTGCTTTAGTAATATAAACTACATTGCCATTTAATTCGTAAGTAATGGTAACTTCTTCTTTGTTATCTTCAACATATGCTGTGGTATCAAAATAAGCCATTATGCACCCTC